CCTTGCTTAGATACTGGCCTACCAGCATTTATTTTACCTTCAATACCAATAATATAATGATAACCTATATCTGAAAAACCTCTGTTTAAATGCCATCTTTTTATAGTGGCTGGACTTACATTGTTTCCTTCTTTGGTAGCTGTACAATGTATTACAATCTTATTTACTTTTCTCATTATTTTTTCTATTTACTTTTTTTTTAGCACTATTTATCAAGCGTGCTTCCATCTTAACAACCTTAACTCTTAGTTGAATATTTTCTTCAATAAGTAATTCTATTTTAGTTTCAAGTTGTGTAATTTTATTAGTAAGAATTTCAATCTGTTTTGTATATAAACTTTCTTCACGTTCATCTTTCTTAGCACCTATATCAATCTTTTGCTTTACAATTCCCCATATTTCTTTAATGCCTAAAGCGCCAATTAAAGTGCTAACTACCATTAAAATTGAGTGGTCTTCCATTCTTACACTTTTTAAATTGTTCATTCTTCTGGCATTGGCTCTGACCAAGCTGACGTTTGCAATAATTCAAGGGCTTCTGTTTGATTCATAATATCACCAACAGGCACTACAGAACCATCACTTATAAAACTTGGTGTAACACTATAGCTTAATAAACCTTGAGTGTTTGCTAAGTTTCTTCTCATACTTTGTGCAGAAGATTGTGAAACTTGCGACCATAGCACGCTATCCGTTGAACTTAAACTAATTACTATATAACTTCTATTATTCATTTTTATTTATTTTAAAATTTTAACTTGGTGTATCTGTTACCCTGTCTAAAACATCCATATTTACACTTAAAGAATTGGCTGTGCTATAAGGTGCATCTCCAATAACTTCATCTCCTCCCATTCCTGAACTTAAACCATTTGCATAACTACCAACACCATCTACTATATCATCCTCAGTCATATTGCTTGAAGTTCCATTGTTGCCACTTGCAGTTACTTCATCTAATACAGTCCAGTTAGTATTAAAAGAACTATTACTTCCTAACTGCCACCAGCTTACTAAGTTTGAATATGCACTATGGTTGTTTAGGTTAGATGGTACTCCTTCATTATAAAGTTCTGTTACTTGAGAAGATGTTAAATCTGTGTTCCAGATTGAAGCATTTGAAAGTTTTCCATCCCAATAATAACTACTTAAAGCAAAATATTTACCAATTTGAAAATTGTTGCCTATATTAGTACTTGGAGCAACTACTGTAACTGGAGATGTGTTTTGTTTAACCCCATTTAAATACACATCTAAAGAAGTTCCATTATGAACTGTTACAATGTTATACCAATTTCCTACACTCATACTTGATGTAGTTACAATAGTATTACCATTATAGCCATATCTAATCTGATTAGAGCTATATAATTGTACATAGAACCTATTGTTTGAAGCACTACCACCAGATAAAAACATATGAGAAGAAGCACCACTAATAGTTCCCTCATAATTAATCCAAGTAGATGTAGAAAAAGCACTTAAATTGTTTAAAGATGTTATATTTCCACAATCTATATAATTTGAACTGGCAGCATCAAAATCTAAAGCATAAGGAGAGTAACTTGTAGCTATATCTCCGTCATCTTCTTCAGCAGCAATATTAGGCACTAAATAATTAGCTCCATTAAAAGCATCTTGGTCTCCTAAAGGATAGTAAGCAACTGGCTTTGGACTTAAACTCATTGGATTACCTATACCAGTAGAGCTTGAACCATAAAGAGTTGTTATTTGGCTTGTAGAAAGAGCGTAATTAAAAATGGCTACTCCGTCTATTTGGCCGTTAAATTCATTTTGGTAACTTGTGCTAAATCTTCCTATTTCTATTGTGTTAACTGTAGAAGCAGCTATTGCCCCGCTTGGGCTTGGTGTGCTTGTGTTTGTAACATCTACAGTGTCAAAATATATTTTATGAGTAGAACCATCATAAACAACTGCTACGTGATGCCAGTTACTATCTCCATAAGTAATAGTGTTTGTTGTAGTTGTTGTAAAAGTTGAAGTTTTAAGATAAGATTTTAAGCTGGTAGAATTATTTATATAAATATCAAAACCATTTCCACCACCTGAATAGGGTATAGATAAAATACATTTTCCAGCATTTGATGTTGTATTAGTAGTTTTAAACCACAAAGAAAAAGAACCTGAACTTTTATCGGCTAATCCACTAAAATTTGATGCTTTTATGTGTTGAACATTCCCATCAAAGTCCATAGAATAGTTACTCTGCTTGTCTTTATTCTCATTGTTAGGCAATCGCCATTGTCTATTTGTAAACTGTGTACTCATATTAATCTCCCATTCTATTCCAGTACTTTAGGTTTGAACCTGATACTGTGGTTAAGTCTTTAGTTAAATTAGTTCCTGTTGCGTTATATATCTCCGATACTTGTGTAGATGTTAGAGCTGTATCCCAGATTGCTACTTCGTCTATAAGTCCATCAAAGAATCTATATAAAACTCCGCCAGTATTATATCCAGCACCTATTAATAAATCTAAAGAGCTTTGCGGGTCTGTTAGATTTTCATCTCCAAATGTAGTTGTATTTAAAGTTTGTGAAACTCCATTAACATATATTTTATTATTACCAGTACCAGCCCTAACTATTACAAGATGATGCCAATCACCATCAGTTAAATTTGCTGCCGTTGTATAAATACCTTTATTTGCTCCACCAAGCACATTATAAAATAATATGGTGTTTAATTCTATTTGAATAACCCAACCATTTGTATTAACGTTTCTTGTACCTAAAACAACTTGTGTTCCAGTTACAGATGTTTTTAGCCATACTGAAAAAGTTCTAACACCTGTTCCAATAACACCAATCGAAGAACCAGCATCAATATAATCCGAACTTGCAGAATCAAAATTCATACTGTAATTATTAGCAATACCAGCCAAAGCTATTTCTACTGTTTGTGTAGATGTATTTGGACAAACACTTGAACCGCTTGAAGTAGTATCATAAGTAATAGTATGACTTGCAACAGTAGAAGCACTTAAATCTATTTCACCAGTAGTTGAATTAATTACTAAACCAGTCGTTCCGCTAAACGTTCCACCTGTTAATCCTGTTATAGTTGGTGTTGGGTCTGCATCTGTTGGTTCGTAACTACTTGCAGAGTAACTAAATGCAGCGTTGTCAGCAGCGTTTATAGTTAGGTTAACACTTTGGTTAGCTGAACACACCCCAGTAGTTGTATAAGTAATTGAATAAGCTCCAACTGTAGAAGCATCTAAATCTATTTCACCAGTTCCACTATTAATAATCAATCCAGCAGTAGAAGTGAATGCACCGCCAGTAGTACCAGTTATTGTTGGTGTTGGGTCTGTACCATTAGCACAATAAGCACTTGCAGCATAACTAAAAGCAGCACTGTCTTGAGCATTTACAGTAATTGTAGTTGCACCAGTATTAGTACAACCATTTGAATCTGTACCTGTTGCAGTAAATGTAGTTGTAGTAGTAGGTGATACTGTTCTTGGATTATCTGTATTACCATCATTCCATACATAAGTAGAAGCACCACTTGCTGTTAGTGTTGTGCTTTCTCCATCACAAATAGTACCATCAGAAGTACTTACAGTTACAGTAGGTAAAGCATTAATAGTTAAGTTAAATGTAGCAGTTGCAGCATCTGTATCTGTATATGTAATTAAATAACTTCCTACAGTAGAAGCATCAATATCAACTTCACCAGTTGTTGTGCTAATAAATACTAATCCAGTAGTAGAACTAAATGTTCCAGCTCCAGCATTATTTTGAACTGTTGGTGTAGGGTCGCTTGCATCAGCACAAAAAGCACTTGCAGAATAAGTTATTGATACAACAGGTTGTCCACCAGCAATATTAGTATCACCACTTGGTGAACTATCGTAAACAGCACCAAAGTTATTGGTAGAATTAGCTTTTGCTTTACCCCAATCGTTGCTGTTGTTAACACCACCTTGTCCCCATTCTATGTTATTATCTGGCATAATATATTTTTAAAGTACCCAACCCCCAAAATCTGCAACATCATCTGGATACATATCTTCTTGAGAATTACTATAATACTCAGGTATTAATCCAGCTGCGTTATTTTGCATATAATCTATAAATCTGTTTGTGTAAAACTGTGCTGTTGTTCTACTTCTTTCAACTAAGCTATCTACGTGTTCTTTTGTTAATGCTGTGCTATTTTCAGGATTCTTAGTATATATACCACCGTTTGAAATATTAACTCCAGCATAAGGTAAGTATTCAACCATACTCCAATGTAGTAGCATTGGTTTTATATAATCGTTTAATAAAGCTAAGTAAGGATTTGCTAAAGTACCAGCAACTATTTCATTTTGTATTTTAACATATAACTCAGTACCTAAGTAATTTTGTATGTGTATATCTTGCGCTTGGTTAATATACGGTAATATTTTATCATTATCTATATTACCATTAGCAGCAGTAAATACTGATATATCGTGTCTTGTTACAAATAATGCTTTACTCATTTTCCTGTATAATTTGGGTGATGTCCATTATTAGGCATATTTACTGGAGCTTTTTTTGCTTGTTTTCTACCTCTTGGTTTTGGTTCGTAACTCTTTGGTATAGTTTTACTTTTCTTGTAATCATCTAAATCATCACTACCAACTTCTTTTCCTTTTTTAATTTTGTATAAAATCTGTTGCCATTTATGTCTGCAATATACCCCCCCTTTAAATTTAAACAAATCGTATTTTTGGCCTTTGTGCATTGGTAATTTAGCAGCTTTAAAGTTCATATCTCTACTTGCTTTATCAATATCTTCTAATCTATAAACAATACCAGCTCCAGTTCTGCTCATCATCTCTTTGCAAAACTCTCTGCTTTCTCCACCTCTACTGCTACCTTTTGCATATTTGTATCTTACTTTATACATTGATTTATCTAAAGTAGAAAATCCATCTTCTTTGCTATCTACAACATCACTTAATTTAATCATAGATTTAGCCCAATCCTCAACACTTTCATTTTCATCATCTAAATCTCTAATATCAACTATTTCAAACTCTTCAGAATCCATTTTAACGCCTTTAAGCGAATCTAAAGCATCTTTTAGTAGTTCATCACTATCTTTATTAGAAACACTCTTAGAAGCCATTATTTCAAGCTCTGTGCTTTCTTCTTCTTCCTTTATTCCAGTTTGTTCTTCAATAGCTTCTTCGCCTTCAACATTCTCTAAATCCATAAACTCAAGTGGTTCAATAGTTTTAAAGTAAAGATTTAAACTAATATCATTAACTGCTAAAATTGCATCTAAGCTATCAATTAAAAGGTTTTGATATGGTTGTATTACGACGTTGTTAAAAAGCCTTGAGGCGTTCTCTATTTCATCAGCATTGCTTGAAAAACCATTAGCAGAAGATAAACCTAATAACAACGGTGAAGTAACTCTATGTGTTAACATAATTTTTCTACTACATTCTTCACTTAAATAAGTGTAATGTGCTGGAGCATCATTTAGTGGTATATCCTCAACAGTTGTTTTACTTTCTGCATTATTGTTAAATGCAACAATTACTTTCTCACCATAACTACCAGTAAGTTTTTGCATTACATCATTCTTAATAGCTAATTGCTTTTCTCTATCTGGTACACCATTGTTAAAGTTTACCACCTTTGTACCACTAAAACCATTTTGAGTATCGTTAATTAAATAACAAGCAATTTCGTTTTCAAGTGTTGCATAAGCAGTATTATAATCCGCTGGCGAATAATAATAAAAACCAGTTACATATCTTTTAATAATAAATATTTCATTTTGTGCGCCACTACCAAAAACAGGAAACTTTTTAAGTTTTGTATTTCTATCAACTTTGCTCCAATCAGCAGAGTAAAAATAGTTTTTTATTTCTCCATTATCATTCATCTTTTCAGCTCTTAACGTTTCTCTTGGAAAATGTGTTATTGCTGATATTTTATTACCATTGTAAGTTATTTGAAAAGCTGCTTCACCTAATAGCTTTAAATCTTGGCAAACGTTTCTTAAATCGTGAGGTTTTACCAAACTTTTCATTTGTGCATACTGGTCAGGCTTTTGTGCTGAATCAGTTGCATCTAATCCTTTACCATATATTTGATTAACAACACCGTTAATTACTGCATTGTTTGTTGTGCTATCCATATAAGCATCTATCAAACTTTGGTAATAGTCGTTGTTATCGCCTATTGAAACCCAATCTTTGTTGCGTTCTTCTGTGATTGTTGGCCTTTCGTATTGGCCTAATTGTATTAAATGTAGATTATCCATAATATATAAATTGATTGTCTCCTGTGCTTTGTTCTATATAAACACCGTTTGATATTTCATAGTCTGAAAGTGTTTGGTCTGAACAATACATTTTGTCTTTAAAAATTATTGCGTTGTCTGTTGTATTAGTGATTGTAATAGTATAGTAATTATTCTCAATTAATGCTTGTGTAGTTGAATATTGATAATAGTAATCTAATTCAGCAAATGTTGCATTAACATCTGTAAATAAAACTTTATTTTGAGCTTCTGACTTTATCACTAATTTATAAGTTTTAGTACCTGAAATTGTTTCTCTTGGTATAAAGTTAATAATTCGTGTGCCACTTGTAGTTAATATTTGCATATTTTTTTAATAAAAAAGGGGAGGCTAATCACTTCCTCCCCTCCAATCAAACTATATATTATGAA